TTATTTCTGGCTCAATGCTCAAATTCAACACCTCTTCCATAATTATATTTTCCATGTTGACAATTGCCCCTTTCTTGATGTATAATTCAGACAAGTCTTACAAAGTTAACGCTTTGTAATTCCCAAATGACAGTCCAGATGGGCAATATCTGGCTGTCAAATACATAAACAACTGAATATAAATAATATTAATTAAATTAATAGATTAGTAAAAAAGGTGTAATTTATTTACACCTTTAAGTGACATTTAGTAAACTAATCAAAACTTATTGAATCCACCATTCCAAGAAACAAATCCACTTTTACTATTAACTCCTTTCCCCGTACTATAAACAACATGTAGTTTACCATTTTTTCTATACAGTGGAGTAGCAGATTCTCTTGAATCTAAACTCCCTAATACATTGCCGTTTTTATCATAGACAATTTCTTTCGTAGAGCCATTTTTCCATTGATTAAGATGATAATATTGAAGGCAATTAGTTACGTTAGAAACATATCCATTTCTTACCCCATTGCTCGTAGGATATTCTAATAGTATAAGTTGTTTAAAATAATCAACATCAAGAATTGTAACATTATCTCCATTACTTACATATCTTCCTGAAATTTTATTTCCATTAGAATCTCTAATATATAAATCATCATTAATTATTTTAGCATTATTCAGATAAGAAAACTTTGAAGTTATAATAGGAATAGTAGAGATTGATATTTGAGAACGCGAGGGAACTGATGGAGTTATAGGAACATTATAAAATTGCTGAGTTTGTTCTTTACAAACATAATTAATTCCAAAATAAATACAAACACTTTTAGCAATATTTTCAGCAATTTGTTGTCTTATATTAGAATCTGCCAATTTAGTATTATCATCTTTATTATCTAAAAATGCTGTCTCTAATAATATTGCTGGCATATTGGTAAGTCTTAAAACTGCAAAATTTGATACCTTGATACCTCTATTATAAAATAATTGTTCCATCATAGGACTTAAAATTTTGGAAAACTTTTCTGCATTTCCATTTAATCCAAATACATGACATGTTGTGCCAAATGCTTGTGAATTAAAGGCGTCACAGTGGACAGAAAGGAATAGGTCTGTTTTATTTGAATTAGCAATTTGGCATCTTGTATTTAATGAAGCATTAAGAGAAGACCCATCTCCATTTACTTTTGCTCCATCACGAGTCATAATAACTTTTATTCCATTTAATTCAATTAATGTTTTTGCACGTTTACAAATATCTAATACTATATCCTCTTCTCTTAAACCAAATCCTTGACAACCTGTATCAGAATTTGGTGCTGATTGATGTCCTGGGTCTAAAGTTATTATCTTTTGAGTCATTATTAATTCACCTTCTTGAAATTATTTTTATTTATTAATACTTTGCTATATAGGTCACAATTCCTTCTTCATCCAATAATTTATTTTGTTGATTAATACCATTTTGCTCAGATGAAAAAGCGTTAAATTGCAACGAATGAACAAGATATGTAGTAATTCCTTTTGCTTTTAATTCATCTGCTTTTACTTGTGCTTCTTCTAACTTTAGGTAAGGGGTGGAAAGAACGTGGTTTAAGATTTTCTTGGTTTGTGTAGGCAATGGTGTTACCTCCTTTATTGGATTGATGATTATTAATTCAGGTTCAGGGATAATGATTTTCTCAATCACAGGTATTGAACTTGGCAATTTAAATAAACCAAATCCCGAATCCCAATCAAAGTTTTCTGCTCTAATATCAATGCAATTATTCTTAATAAATTCTTTTGCTTCTTTTTGTGTCAATTTTGGCAATCCACTTTCTTTTCTCCATTGGATGTAACAGGCAAGCATACCTGTTAAAAATGGTCTGCTTGTACTCGTCCCTGTATAAGCAAAAGTATTTGTTCTATCTTCATTTTGAACATAAACATTTGATAAACCAAGACACCACAAGTCCTCACCACCATTCGAATAATCAATTACATCATTGCTGTTTTGTCCTTTATCTTTCCAATTATAAGCCCCAACTGCAATCGAATAATTCATGTCAGCAGGGAAATTAACCCCTTGCCTACTTCTATCATAATCATTTCCGCTACTTGCAGTAAATATTATACCCAACTCTTCAAAAATATTATAAGCATCAGTGACAGGAGAAGTTAAACTAGCTCCTGCAATATCAATTAAATTAGGGTTATCTCTGAGCCATTGAATAATTTCTTTTGAAGAGTGTGTCCAAGGTGCAACGTATATAGTAGCTTCAGGACTTGCCTCATGATTTACCTGAGTAACATAGGTATTGTGTTTTCCATCATTTACAGTCTTCTTTGCAGGATCAATTAATATAGCATACTCTTTCATATAATCATAAATTTTACCATTTAAATCCAGAACCAAAACATTTACACCTTTTCCTGTATACCCTGCTTTATGCCAAGTGTCTAAATTAACTTCTTTTCTAGGTTCATTATTTTCTTTAAGGATAGAATACATTTATTTTCACCTCCTATTTAAAGGGATTGTTAATATTTAATAACTCCCAACAAATTTTAATTTCTTTAAAATATCATCAGGTATAGGAAATCTCTTTTTACTCAATTCATATTCTTTTCCAATTGACTTATATGCATCATTACATATTTCAGAGCAGACTACTTTTGTATCATTTCTGTAAGGTAATTTAATATGAAGCTTATATTTTATAAATAACCATAATAATAAAAGTCGGTCATATTTTAAACCAACTTTTGATTCCATGTATTTAACTATTTTTTGACGCTGTTCATCTGTAAGAGAATCTAAAGTATAGATACCTAGATGATTTTTGTAGTCTGAGATGGGTTTGTATTTTACTTGACCAGAATAACCATCTCCTTCCACTAACACCTCACTTCCTACATAAATTGCTACATGACTATATGAAGAATTTGTAACATTTACTATTGTTTGACTTATAAACCCATCACCTTTATACGCTACCACATCACCAATTTTAATATTGTTCATTTTAAATCAATCCTTCTTCTTTGAGTTTTGCAGATAGATATATTTTCTGGATGTCTCTGATATATTTTTTCTTGTCTAGTGCCATAGGTAGTTTATATGCTTCAAAAGGATTTTGCATATTATCCCAAGCAACACTTGATAGAACATTAAACTGTTTAAGATATTCTAATAATTCTAAAGTTTGTGCATCCAATAAAGTTGGGTCTATAGTATCACTTAGTTTAAGAATAAGATGAGAATTTAAATCAATTAGATGTTCAAGATAAGAAATCAAATTTAAATTTTTCCCAATATCTTGTTCCACTTGACGTTCTACAATATCCCATAAATTTACTCCTTCTGCCATTAATATTACCTCCTTTATGCTAATGCTAATAATGCATAGCAATATATTTCCCTGTTGTTTTTTGATGTATTTGTGAATTTAATAATTACATTATCTGTGGGAGTAGGTAATTTTGCTTTGCCTTTTGAGTCAAAATCAGTGAAAGTTAATCCATTGTCACCACTAATTGAAATTGTGATATTTGGTTGAGATTCGAGATAGATTTGAAACATGTTTGTTGATTTTTGTAATTGGATAGGAGATGTGGTTAATTCTGCATTATTGCCATGAAGAACTAGAATGCCATCACCTACGCTTATTTGAGATAGATTTAAATTTGATTCCAAAAAATCTTCATCAAATGCGACGATCTTTAAAAGATTATTATTATTTATTGATTGTTTTTTTGCTTCCAAGATTTCCTCGTAATCAAACTCCATATATCCATTTTCTAATGTATAAGTTTTATTTACGAATTCTTCTACTAAAACAGGTTCTAATTCTACTGTTTCTAATGGAATTTCACTTGAAGTAGAAATAGTAGTATAGATTGGAATTTGTATTTCTTCCTCCTTACCTAATTCATTAATAATTGTTTCAGAGGTATATTGATCTGTGGCAATGCGATATTCATTTGTTACCGTTTGAGTTGAAATTACTTTTGTTGGATTTGTTACTTCATCAAAAGTTTCTATTCCTGTTTCTGAATCTATTTGGATATTGTCTTTGAATAGGGGCTGGTTTTCTGAGTTTGTTTTTTGGATTTGTTGTCCTGTACTTTCTTGGATTGATTTTGAAAGGGTAATGGGGAATGGTGTGAGAACTGAATATTCGTAAGGTAATTTTTCTCTATCAATTCCTGTAATAAAATTTGATGTTCTATTAAATAATATTGTTTGCAAATTGTTTTACCTCCTTGTGTTATTTGGCAATTAAAATAGAACTATCTTGTTGTTGGGTTGATAGTTCTTGGAGTTTGGATTCTAGGATTTGTTCTATATTGTCGAAGTCATAATACCATATTTCTAGGAAATTATAATTGTTTGATTCTGCATATTCTTTTTTACGTCTGTCGTGTTCTACTTGTTTTTCAAATTTTACTATTGTTTTATGAAAGTGTTTAATATATTTTTCATGTTGTATTCCTTGATGCTCAATAAGTAGTCTAAATTTGGGTAAATATAAATCATAAGACAATAAACCATTGTTAATTCCAACTAAACCTTTAAATCTTTTTTGAGGTATAAAATAGTTTTCATTATATTTGTCTTGATCGTTTAATTTATTAAATTCTTTTTGACTAATTTCAATCCATCCAAATTTAATCAATGTTTCTTTTTCTTTAATTTCACCTTTAGATGTTTCATTGCATTTAGGACATCTACTTCCTCTTAAAAAATTATTTGGATTTACAGGAAAAATATGCTGACAATGATAATTATGCTTCATCATAATATCAGTATAATTATTTATGTATTCACCAATGACTTTATATTCAGTTCCAACTAAATTAAATACTTCTTGTTTAAATTCATCTGTAGTTTTTTGATGAGTACCGAAACACTCAGGGCACCTTCCACCATTTAAAAAATCTGCACACCTAACTGGATATTCATGATTATGACATTTATCACAATTATGTCGCATTAATATAGGCGTATTACTTGTTTCATAAAATCCTAAAACTATATATTCTTCTCCTACTAAATCATACACTTCTTTGACAAATTTATCTTGTTTTGTTTGTCTATTTTGAATACTTGATGGATCTGAGCAAATTGGACATCTTGTGCCTTTACTCAAAAAATTACTAGGCAATACATCCCACTCATGGTTATTACAATCTAAGCAAATATGTCTCATCGAGACATATTTAGTTGCTCCATTATATTCAGTTAAAGGCGTATATTCTACGCCAACTTTTTCAAATACCTCTTGTTTAAATTCTTCATTGGTTTTCTTTTTTGTCATATTATTACTCCTTTCCGATTAAAAAAGTTGAACAAATGGAAAGAGACACTATGAATCGGCATAGCGTCTCTAATTACGGCAGAAATAAGTTTGCAACCCTATTTCACCAACCAAAATAATTATATTTAATTTATTAGATGGAATTGTTCGTAGTAATTAACTTCCTAGTAGCATGATCCACGTATCCCATAATTTCAAGATTGCTCGATTTAAAAGTAGTAGGTGTTACAATTCCAGAACGAACAACACCTGTTTCCATTTTTACCAAAGGCAAGCCTTGTAATGGGACTAAAAATATTTGACCTGTATTATCGGTATTTAACACACCGTTTGTTACAAGTTTACTAAAGACAAGTAGATAAAGTTGAGAATTATACATGACAAGCCATCTACCAATACCTACCATTGGTTTTGATATAGCGATTAATCCATATTGTTTAGTAAAATTATTTGTAAACCCACCCGTGTTCAAATTAACCAATGCACCTGTATTTAGGTTAATACTCTCTTCAGCAAACCCTAATTGAGATATTCCAAATTCTCCATAAAGAGAAGTAGAATCTTGACCAACTTTATACGTCAAACTTGACCAAGGATGATTACCAAATTTCCCACCTGTGGATGAACCAATATCACAGATTACCCAATTTGGAAGTTCACTAACAATAGTTACATCTGTGCTTGAAGTAATAGGTGAAGGACTAGGCACATACTCACTATAAGTAGTGAGATTATATTCATTACTCCAAGGGAACAAAGTCTGCATTTCCTTTGTTTGTTTATTAATAACCATTACATTTGCAAGTCCAGAATCTCTTCTAACACTCTTAGGGATCAAAATATCGTAACCTGAAATATACATCCCAGAAGCCAAACTTAAATCAAGACTACAATAATCCACAAAAATTGTACTTGCAGTTCCATCGCTATCAGCAGAATGCACTAAGAAATGAACCCAACCAGAATTATCTATCATATTTGCAATAGAAACAGATGCACTACCACCACTAATTTTTGTCACCACACTAGTTGTATTCACAGAACCAATAGTAGTAAATGTTGAAGCAACACTGTTCCAAACTGCAAATGTAGCACTATTTCCTCCACTTGCTAATGAACCATATGCCCATACATTTCCAACAATAGTTCCTAGTGTAGATTTTAAATATGCAACTTTGTCTAAAACCGAAATTACTCCATATTTTTGCTCGAACTCAGAAATAGCATTGTAAGAAATAATAAACCCTGCTCCTTTAGCACTTGTGGATGTTGCATATGAAGCTAATGTGGCGTTTAAAGTAGATAACCCACTATAATTATAAGCACCACTTGTTGATTCAATTTCTGTACCTGTTCCGGGTACAAATTCTGTATTACGACTTGCAATTGTGCCTTCTTTATATCTAATTATGTTTGGGTTAGATGCTGTATCACCTTTTAATTTATTAGCGAAGTCATCAGTCAAAACAATACTTGAAGAAGTACCAATTGAATTTTCCGAGCAAATCACGATTTTATCGGCGAATTTGATGTCTAGTGAAGCGAAATCTACGTTGACGGTTGAGGGGGTTATACCGTCTGAGGGGTCAGAATAAACAGTATAGTGAACAAAACCGTTAACATCAATAAAAGTAGTAAAAACAGTTACTATTTTAGTTAAAGTTACTATAGAGCTTGATGTAGAAGTAATTGGTGTAAATCCAGACCAAGTAGTTAAATTCCAAGTTGCTAAGGTTTCTTTGCTCCCCATGGGTGAACTACCATTACACAAGATATTTGCTGTAATTGAAGTAATATTCCCAGCCTTCAACCAAGCAACCTTTTCAGCAATAGTCTTCCTTGGAATCTTACAACCCAATTTCCTCTCAGCAATCTTAATCAAGTCAAAGCTCAACAACACACATGCTTGCTCGCCATTAACACTCGTACTAAAAGTTGTACTAACACCATCTTGAACACCAATCTTTGCATACTCAGTCATAATCAACTCAGTAACAAACGTACTGGGTGCAGGGTTGTTAGCCACAATCCCAGATAACGTCTTAGCGACATTAGGATTCTCCCAAGTCTGACCTGCTACTTTTCCAACATAATCACTCACAATCGTCTGATTAGCATAAGGTACTCTAAATCCTGCTTCTCCACCTAAGGTCAACGTAGTCGGTACACTCAAAGCAGGTTGACCTGCTGGCATAATCAAGGAATAATCAATCTGAATATCTTGTGCTACTAAACCTGCATTAACCCCAAGTTTAAACGTTGCAACATTTCCAAACATTCCAGTCCAAGGAGTAACTGAATCACCAACAACTTCTGTCTTTGTTGTTCCATTCATAAAATAAACTTTCGGAGATGAACTAGTGGCTGTTGATTCATAAAGTGCTACTTGATATTTACTTAATGCTACACCTAAAGTTGCTGTAAATGTAATCTTCTTTAAAGTAGTATCTACACCATCAGTTGCAATCGTCTTAGTTGCTAAAACTGTTCCTAAAACTCTATCAATTAATTTCACTTCATCCCCTGCAACTAAACCTGTAACCACATCAGTGTAAATTGCTGTGTCTGTACTTAAAGCATCTTTAATTACTGTACATATTGCTGTATCAGTATCAAAAACACCACTAATCAATTCTCCTGCCATTCCTGTAACTGTCACTGTATCACTAGCACTCCATGCATTAGGTGTTCCAATTACTACATGATTAATTCCTCGACTATTGTTTAAATTTGTCGCTTTTACAATAGAATTGACGGTTTGTGTCGTCTGAGATTGCGATAAAATGCGTCTTTGAACGGTGTATGCTGGCATGATTTGAGCATCACCTGAGATGAAGTCGGCAGGGAGATTGGGGAAAAGTGAGCCACGGTCGATATTGGAAATTGAGACATCTGACAAAATTGCCTTACAAGGCGTAACAGAACTCCCATCACCATAAGAACCAAGATGCACAGTATCTATACTAATAGTAGATACAGATACGCCTATATTTGATATAGTGGTTAATACTTTACCATTTACAGACCCATTATAAACTGTGTTTGTTATAGCATGTCTAATCTTTACCTTACCTGAATATCCGCTTACTAGCACAAATTGCGGAGTTGCTCCGGGTAGAGATATCCACATTTTATCGTTAGAGTCAAAATACACGTTGAATTTATAGGTTCCATCTAAATATCCACCTAAAATCCTTGTAGTTCCTATGGCTCGAAGTTCAGTTAAATCAACCGTAAAATCTATTGTTAATCCATTAATAAAGGTAGTCACTACAGGATAAGTGAATTTATTGTTAAATTGCACTCCTGAACCCGTCCACGAGGGTTTCCATGCTTTTATATCTGTAGACACAACACCACTTGCAGGACTTCCACCAACTTCAGCAACAGTCGTCCCATCCAAACTAGCATAAAACACAGTGTTAACATCAATCTCAGTCTTAGGTATTCCATGATGCGTAGCAAGCAGTTTCTTAGCTGAAAGTTCTCCACGCTTGAACATGTCATCTGCTTTTTTGAGCATGTAATCATAATTATATTGAGCTTTTGTTTCGTGTCTCAAGTCTGTGATGTCGCGTGAGTCGATTACGTTGGAGTAGAGGGATTGGGGATGGTCAGAGACTACATTAAAATTTACATTATTATAAGTTCCCCATCCGACATTAGTAGAAATAGTTATTTTGTTACTTCCATCTTTAGATAATACTTTTACAGAAAATCCACTAAATAAACTATCTCCAACATTAACACTATCGTAGTCTATTGTATTAACAAACGTCCATTGAGCGGTATATCCAGATGCCACAGTTACAATATTAATAGGCATTAATTTAAAGGTTTTCGCACCATTCGGATTACTCGGTGAAAAACCCGATGAATTCCGTCTTTGATTGGTAAAAATTTCGATACTTTTATTGCTACCGTTTTTATATAATCCCTTATCAACTGTATCTAACGTATACCCTAAACCAGTCAAAGAACTTACATTATCAGCAACTTGAATTGTTGCTCCTGTCATATATCCTTGAGAATTAAATGTCGCCTTTAAATAAGCTAAATCATTTCTTTTTCCAGTAGTAGGTGGAGCAGAAAATTGAATCACTGTATTGATAGGAATTTTTATATAATACCCATCCAAATTAACATGCAAATCTTTATTGATAGTTACAGCGTTTAATGTGCTTGTAGAAAAAGTGAAATCGCTAAGTCCTTGAAAATTTAAAAATCCACTATGCATTTGAGTTCTATTAAATGATTTGATTTCACTAGGGGTTACACGATCCGTTCCGTCATTAATAGCACCTGAATCAACTCTTTCCCATAATTGAGTTGATGTATTAAAATATTTCATTGTTGACATATTACTAAATCCTCCTGTCTTTCTTTCTCAAATAAAAAAGACAGGTTGTTTGCCTGTCTAATATTTTTATTTGATTGTTGTTCATAAAATATAATAAACTGCTCTAACGTATTTTTACCAAAACCATGTATTGTGTGGAATTTTATATGACAATCGCGACATAACACAGTCCCATTATTTACATCAGTTCTGCCTTCTACACACCAATCATAACCATTTAAGTGATGTGCATTTATTTTTTTATTTGAACCACAACAAACACATTTATAATTATCTCTTTTGTAAACAGATATTCTCCAAGGGTTATAATAAGTAATATCTCTAATTTTTACCCTATCATTAGGGTCTTTATCTGGATTCCAATTTATACTCTTTTCTCCAGTTCGATTATCAACAAAACATTGCCAACATCTTTCTCCTGCCATAAAAGCTTTTAAGCGAATTTTTGCAGGTCTGCCACAATTACAAATATAATCCAACAATTCTGTATTATTTATGTATTCGGTAGATAATAATTTGCATCCACCATCGGAAAATATTTTATGAACTTCTTCTATATTTCTTAATTGATTTTTTCCAAATTGAATGTATGAACATATTTTACATCTTCTATCATCGCCTATAGATTGTTTATTAGCTGTCCATTCATGACCTTCTGGACAAATAAAAGTTATAGTTTTAGATTTATGATAATCGTTTCTTACTAAAACATATCCTTCTAATTCTAATTTCATAATAAATTTTTCTGAGTGTCTTTTTGATTTTAGTTCAGATAACTTTTTACCCTTACAAGCATTACAACAAATTTTTTCATTGTTACTTATTGCTTCAAAATATCTGTTATATCGTTGATAAAATATGGTTTCTTTCCCTTCCTCTAAACAATAATCACAAGATACTTTTACGCTAACGCCACTATTGTCCATAAGTTCTGTAGCACTAACTTTAAATTCATCATTATATTTTGTAAAATTACAACCTTTAGTCTCAAAATGTACTTTATTTTTAGAAGTCCATCTCATATCAACCATTTGTGGTAATATTAACATATTTATACAACCTTCTTTCTTTTATTAAACAGTTTTATATTTTACAACAGCTTTTCTAAGCAAATCACTATCTTGAAACAAATAAATATTTCTTCCAGTTTTCTTTAAATCAGATTTAAGTCCAATAAGTGAAAATCCATTAGTTAATAAAAATCCAGCCAATTTTTGAGAAAAACAATTGTAAATTTTCATTTCTTAAAACTCCTTTTAGGCAAAATAAATAGACAGGTAAATTCCTGCCTAAATATTTATATTTAATTTATTTAACTATTTATATCTACCCATATCAAACTCGTATCACTTGGCACACTTGATCCTACAACTATTCCACCCTTACCAATATCACCAATATTTACCCAAGAACTAGATGTAGAACTATATCTATATCTATTACCTGTGTCAGTTGTTACAACAGTCCAACCATTAGATGGAGTAGGGTAGGTAGAAGCAATATTTGCATATGAAGCAACAACACCTTTATAAATAATTAATGTTTCATTATTTATTGTTGTAACCGTATTATTAGCTAAAGTCGTTGCATTTTGTGCATTTGTAATGGCCGTTGTGGTGTTATTTGTTGCAGTTATTGCACCTTGCCTAGCAACCTCAGTTTCATTAATTTTATTTGTTAATTCTGCTAGTTTATTATTTACATCTGAGTTCCATTGAGTTGAATCATCATTATATTGAGCTTGTATGTCTATGATCTTTGCATCTGCTTCTGCTAATTTAGCCTCAATTTCTGCATCCCAAACTAATATTTGAGCATCTATTACTGCTATTTCATTACTAGAAATAAATCCTTCACCATTGTCAATTGAGGCTGTAACAGTAAAATTAAATTGTGCTGTGCTTAATTTCTTACCTGACACATCTGAAAAACTAATTTCTGCCTTTACTATTCCCACTGCTGCTAAAGTTTGAGATTTTAATATGCATTGTATTTTACCATTTGTGGCATCAAGCGTGGAAACTCCACTTGAAGAATTTTGAATTACTAATGTATTGTCTGGTTTTAAAAATGCAAATGATATTGTTTGGTCTGTAATATCTACAGGTACTCCTTGATTGCAAATAGTAAACTCTAGGACAGATGTATCTATATCATTTTGTACGAATTTAATATTTGTAAATGAACTTTGCTTGAAATCTAATATTAGGGAAAAGCGATTCTCGATAATTAACGCCTCCGTTTCTTATATATTTTTGGATAAAATAAACCTTTTATTTGGATTTTTAGTTTTAATAAAATTTCCTTAAAACAATAAAAAGACCTCAAATATTTGAGAGGTCTTTTTAAGAACATATTTTTTTAATTGATTAATTAGTTATTAATAATTAACTCACTTTTAATCACTCTAATAATTCTAAAACATACAGAACTTATTCCCAATCCAACTACTAACCATACAGGATTCATTGTTATAAATGCTATTATAACCAATGGTATCAACAATATCCTTACCAAAAGTCTCAAAATCACATTCCCTGCAATATAATTGGCAATAGGAGGAGAATAATGATAATATGTTTCTACAAATTTTGTTCCGATTGGATTTGTTAATAGAATATCATCTCTGAATTTTCTTAATAGAATTACATACGATTGATTTTTTGAACCATAAGCTGCTGTAGCGATGAAGCATTCGTCAATTGGTGGAGTTTGATTTGATATTACTTCAACATTTGTAATTTTGAATTGATCAGAAGCGTTAATTGTGTTTATATTACAAAAACATAATATTATTAGTATAATAATAAACAATAAATTTTTCTTATTCTTCTTTTTATTCATTATCCATATCCACCAATCCTGGTGCATCTTGAGAATCTTTATAAGCAAAATTTATCCACATAGGATTGGAAAGATTTTCGCCATTAATATCTTGTACGGCTTCTCTAATTACTACATGGTAATTTTTCCCTAACTCAAATTCTACAGCTCTGTTTATAGTAATAGTTTTTTTGTCATCTGAAAGAATCATTCTAAAATCAATTAATTTGTTAAAACTATATGCACTTGTATTACTAATAAAATCTATATTAATTTTATCGGCAGACTCATACAATTCAATATTATTTTTATTTACTGTAGTTTCATCCAATGGATCAGATAAAGATATTTTAATGTTTTTATAATTATTGTTAATTCCTAGAAATTTATCACTTAATCCATCATTAAAACATTGATAAGTTTCAGGCAAAATCAAATATTTAATATTTGATAATACTTTTTCTTCCTCACCAATAGCAGAAGTGTTGTCATAGTAACGAATTTTATTAATATATGACATGCCAACTTCTGCTTCAACAAATATTTTTTGGAAATTCCATAAGAAATCATCTGTTTTATTACAACACCATACGGCCATTTGAGTATTTACTTTTGCATCAATTACAACATCTTTAACATTTTTGGCATTCATAGTAAGATTCATTTGGTCTCCAACTTTATTAATTGGTCTATATTTGCCATCGAATTTTAAATTAAATGATTGAAGTATTGGAATAGGTTGGTCGTTTCCTCCTTCTGCTACTATTTCTACATTTTGGATTTGAAGTGCTTGAACCAATTGCACCTGAAAGAATAATAGAGACAAAACAATTAATGGAACAATTACTAAATTCTTTTTCATTATATTTTCCTCCCCTTACTAAATTTTCATTATTTGATAATAATTATACAATAAAAAAAGGAAAATTTCAATGTAAATAATAAAAAATAATATAAATATTTTTATTTAAATATTTATATTATTCGACAAACAGTATTTGTCCTACAATATCTTTAAGATTTGATAGAACTGGGACTTGTTGATAAGTATATAATCCATCTTTAACCAATCTTACCCATATTTTCACTAAACCACTTTCAGTGTTGAACATATTTTTAAACACTTCCTAACAATAAACTCAATTCGGCGATGGCAGAATAAAGAAGAGTATTTTCTTCTTTTAAATTGGTTATTTGTTGTTGAACTGGACTAATGTTTTGTATTTGATTTTTTTCTTCGTCTGGTATTTTTATAAAAGTGCCTTCTACAAATTTATAATCTCTTATATTACCAGATGTAACAAGGTCATCATCAACATATACTCCACTTAATCTATCTAGTGCAGATTGATTGTTTCGATAAATATCTTCTATTTTTTGATCTGATGAAAAATACCCAATAATATGGTTATTACTTTTTTCAACAATAATTAACATAGTATACAAAACCCCTCATTTCTTTAAAGAGTAACAATTAAATTAAAATCTATCCCTTGATACATATAAAGACCAAACGCATTGTCATATGCATAACCTACAACATTAACAGTTCCATTGACTCTATCTATATTAAGAGCAGGAGCTTTAAATACCATCCGTACAGTTCCTCCTTCATTTGCTATAGGTATTTCTAAAGACTTCATAGTTAAAAAGCATTGAAAATTTTTTCCGTGAAATCTTGGGGGTAGAGATAAAGTTATACCTTCATCCCATAAAGCCACATCAATTGCATATTGTGGGTCACTAGTGCTAATCCATGCAGAATTACTTATTCCAACTGTTGTTGCGGATACTATATGAGTTTCATATTGCATTGGTATAGTCTCTCCAGCCACTAATCTCTGCAAACCATTTTGGGATAATTGAGTATAACTTCCATCTGCATGAGTTGCCTTTATGCCATATAATCCTGTTGCAAATTCACCCATTTTAACTACTTCTGTTTCAGTTCCATTCTTAACCTGAACACCATTTTGATCAATAGAACATTTATTATAATTTACACCTGATTGAATAGAATTACCTGCTTGATCTTTTACGGTTGACGCAGATACTCCATCAATAGTTCCAGTTACATCTCCACCAAAAGCAACAGTAGATGAAGGTTGGTAAGGATTTTCTCCTTCATAAGCAGATTTAATAATAGAAGAAACCAATACTCCACTAGCATTTATATCTTGGTCAACAATTCTATATGCTTTTATACCAAAAGTATAATATTTATTTGATGGAATTCCATGTAAAATAAATGCTCTTTTTTCAGGTGTTACATAATAAAGCTGTTCGTTTGCGGAAGTTGCTCCAAATACATAAGCACTTGATGATGTTGATTGATACACATAAACTATAAATCCATCAATATCATAAGCATCGCCTGTACCAGTAAAACTCCATTCAAAACTAATATTTGCCGAACCATCTGTGTTAATAGTGTGATCTATTGATGTTCCATCGTTTGCAATTGTAGGATTTGCAGGAGTAGTATCTTTTCTATCATTTCTACCATCAAAATTTATAGTTGCACTTTGTACAGTTGAAGCAGATTGAGTACCCACATTATCTGTATTACTTGCGTTTCCTCCTTTTGAATTAGATGTAGCAAAATTAAATTCTACATTACCTGATGGAAGAGTATTATTTAATCCACTAAATTTACCCCATGCTTGATTTGCCACTGTATCGTCAGTATATCTTACTTTTAAAATCCAATCACTTTCTAAATATGAAGTATTATTAGAATTTGATGTTAAAATCTCACCTTGCAAGTATAATGAATGGACAATATCATTTTCTAATATCCATAAATCATCTTTCTGATAACTTGTAGGTTTTAAAGTGTATATAGTCTTTTTACCATCAATAGTGTCAAAAATGTCTTTAGGTATTTCTTGTTGTGACCACTTATAATCAAAATTACTTCCATTTACAGTTTTAGTATAAATATAAGTCTTTTTAATTGTAATTGTGGAGTCATACCATAGATCACTAACAAATTTATTATAATCACTATTATTGGGTACATTGACGTATTCAGGATGTGGCATTGTAGTTTGATAAAATGTATCTGCTTTTCCATCTATTTGAGATTGAATAGAAGATATATCTGTGGGATAGGTATTTGTTACGAAGTCTGTTAATTGAGATGATGTCGAATTCCAACTCTCAGCACTTGATATGAGTGAGTCTTGGATTGTTTCTCCTGAATCACCGAGAATAATTTGATCTGCTCTGAGAGTACAAAATTCGCCCAAAAGTCCAAAAACTCTCTCTGCAACTAAACCAGATTTTGTCAGCGCATTTTTATAAGTATTTCCACCATCTGCTGAGACAGCAATATTAGCGTGATTAATTCTTACTACACCCATTGGATCATCTGGAGAGACCACAGTTATTCCTTTTGAATCAATTTTTACCGATTCATTTATTCCTGCAACAATACTTCTAGTTACAGCATTCCAAGTATTATTAATTATCTCTTCGATTTCCGTTGCTTTTGTATATGCATTTTGATATTTATATTTTGACATATCCATTGAAGTTGAAGTGGAAATTGTATTATATAAGTTCTGTAAAAACTTTTGTTGATCAGTTAATATTTGTGTTACATTGGCAATAGTAAGTACAACAGAACCTTCTTCATAATCATAATCTATTTCTATTATTTTTGCTTGGATTGAAATATTTAATCTAGGATAATAAACCGTACAAATATCAGCGAGGTTGAGTTTATCCCAATTATGTTGCTGTTCAAGTATCTCAAGTAGATTTGCAATTTCTATCTTAATAGATAATTCTGGTTTGCATATTTTATCAAATTCTTCTAATGCAAAATTATAAAGATCCAGACTAGATGTATAGTTTGAATTAGTCAATTCTTTTTCTATAATGAATTGATTTCTTTCAATAATTTGCTCTGATGTAAAATTATTTTCTATCGATAAAAGGTCTCTTACTACAATCATTTGATTCGTGATGTTCGTAATTTCTAAATTAACAGCATCTATTTCCGATTGTTTTGCATCAACTTCAGCTTGTTTAGTATCTCTTTGAATTGTCAATTCTTCAATTGTTGATTGATTTGTTTCTTTTGCTATTGATAAAGAATCTTCAATAATTAATAATTCTATTTTTAAATCAGTTAATTCATTACTTTTTGTGGTTAATAATTCTTGTTGAACTGTTAATTGAGATAATAATGTGGCATAATTATCTTTATTTGCTTCAATTAAAGCAGTGTAAGTTACAATAGCGTCAATCAAAGATTCTGACATAAAATCAGTTGTCATGAAATTGCTAAAGTTTTCAATGAAAATTTCATTGGTCGGATTGACTTCTTGAATAGTTAAATTATCTTGACCATAAACTTTTAATCTGGTAGCAAAATTATCTGTATTTATAGTTTGTTCAATTGCTTTAACTAAATTACCATATGAAAACCTAAGACCTTTGTTTCGACCTATATTCTCAGGATTATAAAGGGACATGGTACGTTGTAGAGTATTATAAATTAAAAGTCCTGAAAATGTCGTAGCAATTTCATTAAGAAATTCTAAGACTGTCTTAGAAGACACGCTAAATGAACGATAAGTTGATAAAAATTCTGGTTCAATATATTCTATCGACCACAATGTTTGAGATAAAGCATCATTTAAGACCTGTTGGGCATTATAGGAGACAACATCGTATGAACGGATTAATTTGTCGGTTAATTCATATTGTAAAGAATAGCAATGAACTTGTTTAATATCTTGACTATCATCTGATATGTCAGTAATTTTATCAATTATGTAGAGTTCATGACTTAATCCTTTTTTTACTTTGATTAAATAACGTTCTCTGATGATATCTATATGGGGATTACGTTGGAATTGATGATTAATTTCTAAATTTACAGAAAGGGTGAATTCTAATTCATTTACGCTTCCTAATTTTATATTTTGTGTTATTTGATATGCTTCATTTAAGATTGCCACTGTTTGCCCATTTGGTTTACATAGATAAAGTTGTGGTTTTACAACTTTTTTAGTTAAATCTATTTCCGTTAGAATAAGAACCACCACCTTAATTTATTATATTTGTTTGTTAAGTTTATTTATATTAAAAACCTATATTCATATTTTACCTGCAATTTAATGTTCCCGTAGATTTGAAGTTTATTTACGCCTCTTGGAAAGGTTAGAAATTCACTCCCTAATGTCATATTGTCATATCTATAAGTTAAAGGAATATCTGACTGAATATTTTCATTTTCTGTATCGATTGTAATAGTTTCATTATCAGATAAATCTGTCATGGAAAATAGTTTTCCACCATCAGATTTTTTTACTATAGAAAAATCACCACTGTTAATTACTTGGATTGTTAGGATGGAAAACATTTCCATATCTCCATTATTGATCAATGTTATTTCCGTTCCGTCTATAATATTAGATGATAAGTCATATAAATTAGAAATATAGACTGGAGAATAGACATAAGGAGAATTACACCTGAATGTTAGTTCAATATAACCAGTTCCTAATCCAGTATGTATTAACTGAGGATTGTCTACACAAATAGCATAAAATATTCTGTCTAAATTCTCTGAAAAAATCAATGGACAATAATATTTTTTTTTTAATGCTCTTGCAACCGCATTAAGTTTTTCTTTATCAAAACCATCATAAAATGCAAACGATAATTTTAGTTCTAATGGATATTCCTGTATTTCAATAAAATAGGGATTGTATCTTCCCCTGATTTTTTCTTCTATGATTTCTCTATTTGCTAAAAAATTTTCTTCAAATAATCCAGACTGTATATGACAATTGATAATTCCGAATTGTTCATAAAAGTTTATATTATCATAGATAAAATATAGAGATTCTAACATTGCCAATTATTTTCACCTCATTTGTAGATTATTATTTATTACGTAATTATTATTTCCTTGTTATTATGTATTTGAGAGGATAGTTTGCATTGCCATTTTAATTTCTTAGAATTTAGTTCATATGTATTACTTACCAATTTGAATGATCTATTATTTATTTTGCACCATAGTTTAATATTCTGTATTGTATAAGGATTTGATTTTATAAATTTATTTGGTTTTTTATTGCACCTAAGATTGCTAAAACTAGAATAATAATAACCTTCTTTGTCTTTTACTGTTAATTTATCATTATTTCTAACATATTCACTTAATAATTCATAACCTAAACCTTCGATGCTAGTTAATACATATTCGATTGTAAGTCTCGCTATCATAATTTATCAACTCCTCAAACTTTGATTAATAAAAACCCATAACACCCTCAAAAAAAGACATAGAAAAATAGGGTAGAGTGTTTGAGGAACACTTGTCGTTGGTTTATAACTCCAACCTATCTACCCTAGAAAATTAACTTTACTAATTAGAAAGGAGTGCAATAAATTAAATCACACTCCAAAATTTACTTTCATTCCATTCCTAATCTGACTAAATATGAAATCAGATGCTTTTGTTAAATCGTTTTTACTCAATCCTTTACCACCATCAATATTAAATGTAATAGAATTTTCCATTTTTATTTCACTATTTTTTGACGCGAGGGACAATTTTGAGAAATCAGGAAGCTTAATACTATTATTCAACATATTAGCAGATAAATTAGGTAAGTTATGAACAAGATCCCATAGTTTTTTCCCATCAGTAGCATTAAAAATAGTTTCAACACTAGAATTAGTTCCATGCAACATCGTCAATCCGGGGATGTCATTTACTCCACCTGTTTTATATCCAGCGATTTTCTTCTTAAACGCAGCAAGAGTATCTTCTGCTGTCTCGCCCCAAATTCTACTACCACTACCCACGCCTTTGATTACAGCAGATCCACCTAAAACCAAATCTTCACTTTTTGCTTCCCCATCTAAATTACTACCAACAGGAACTATGACATAATTAAACTTTGACGTTGAACCCACTGTTTTTGCATTTCTTACATCAGTTTCAGTGCCATAAACTGTAATCTTGGAAGTTTGAGTAGTAGGGTTATTAGAAGAATTAGAACTAGAGCTACTTGACTTAGAAGATTTTAAATCATCAACTTCCTCAGAAGCAGATTTCACTTCTTCAATCAGACTTAAAATATCTTGCCAAGACTCTCCAATATCAGAAGCAGTTGATTTATTCATATCTCCAAATGAATCGAGGAAATTTGACATTGTGTTTTGGATTCCTGCAACATTTCCATTAATAATCTGCAATCTGATTTTAGCATAATTTCTCTCATCATTAATTAACTCATTATACATATACTCAGTATCAGTTTTTTGCTTATCTAATGAATCTTTAATGGAATCGTACTTTTCATCTTCAGCATCTTTCTTGGCATCAATATCTGTTTTATATGCGTCTAATTGTTCAGATAAAGCATCTTTACGTAAATCTCTAGAATGATCCTTTTGCATCTTTTCAATTTCAGTAATTTTATCAGCGAGTTGAGTTTCTAGTTCTTCTCGTTTAAATTTTGCTTCAATTGAATCATCTAAAGATAAGATGTTAATATCATTTTGAATCTTTTGTGCTTCTTTTTGAGCATTTGTTAGATTTAAATTATAATCTTCAGCACTTGCTTCATCATTAATTAACTTCATTTTTTCATCATAAGCGTCTTGATATCTTTGCATTTCTTTATCTAAATTTTCAAGTTTTTTCTCATGTCTTTTGTCTTCATAATCCATTTCTTTTTCAATTTTAGAAATAGCAATATCTTTTTGCTTCTCATAGGCTTTTTTCATTGTTGAAATTATTGAGTCGGCAATTGAATTGTAAATGGATAAAGTTTCACTTTTTGTTGATGATAAAGAAGAATAAAGAGATGTTAAAGTAGATTGTAATTCTTCTTGTGCTGATGCAGTTAGATTAGTTGTGGCGATTAGGATTTGAAGATGATCAATTTCAGATTGAATTGCTTCAGATTTTTGCTTTAGGAGTTCGATTTGTTGTTTTTGATTATCTGAGTATTGAATAGATTGTTGATCATATTGGGATTGTTCTGTTTTAAGGAGGGATAGGGAATCTGAAATAGAATCTATTTGTTTAGAGTGTGACTCTAAATCTGATTTTACAATATCATAATTTATGTCTAATATTGTAGATTGAAGTTCAGTCATTTCTGCTGTTAATGTTGATACAGCATATTTATTTTCAACCCATGTTTTTCTTAATTTTTGCATAGTTGTAAAAGTAGATTCCATTGTTTCCTGTGTTTCTGCAGTTTGAGAATTTAATTCTGATACATATGTTGATGATTGTTCATTAGAGTCATTAAACCATCTTGAAGTATCACCAAATTGAGGAGATGATGCAGAAATAGCAGAATCTTTTAATGCATTTATTTTGTCTCTTGCTGTGGAAAGTTGTTGGAGTTGAGTTTGTTGGGATTGGAGGAGAGAATTTGTTTTTTCGAGTGCGAGTTGGTAATCTTTATTGGATTTAGCTTGAGAGATTTCTGTTTGGAGAGATTTATTGCGCTCTGCTGTTAGGTTGGAAAGGGCATTTGCTTCTTGGATGAGGGAGTCGATTGGAGATGTGTAGGAGGGGTCTTGGGGTTTGGGGGATGATGAGGATTTAGAGGCAGAAGAATCTTTTTTATCATCACCAGTACCAGAAACAGACGCAGGTTTCCAATTAAGAATATCATCCATTTCTGAAATTGACTTTGCTAATGAATCTACGCTACTTTTTGCTGATTCATATGCTTTTATCTTTCCACCAATTCTTGATGTTTCTAAGATGTCTAATCCACCTATACTACCACTATCTGGAATCCTAGCATTATTTGTACGAGCATCCCACAATTCTTTTAGTCTATCGATCTCTCCTTGGTACAACGCCATATTTTTTATAGCAGTCTCATAGGCCGATTGTGTAGTCTTTCTGTTTGCTTCCAACTGTTCTTTTGAACCTTTAGAAGCTGCTTCTGCTAATTCAACACGTTTATTAGCTTCTCTTTCTAATGCTTCAATAATAATTTTTCCATTTGCAGATTCTTCAGGGAACATAGCTAAAAGCATATTTTTTACTTCTGCAAATCGTTTTGTTTGTTGTTCATTTTTTTCAGTAATAGTGGATAATTCTTTATATTCATTAACTAAATCTCTTGTATTATTAGCCATATCCAATTGAGTCTGAGAAGATTTAATTTGTTCTGCCTGATACTCAGTTGAGTTTTTCTTGCCAGTTACCAAACTTCCACTTAATTCATCTTGTCTCAGTTTCGCAATCGCAATAAATTCTGCCCAATCTTTTATCTGCAAAATATTAATTCCCAAATTAGTAGCTAAATCTTTCATTTCATCAGAAAGCTTAGTTGGGTCATATGAAACATTGGCTTGAATTAATCCAAGTTCTTCATCATGAGTATAAAATTTATCTTTTTCTTCACTGGCTTCTTTTATTTTAGAGATTAATAAATCAAACTTTTTAATTTCTGCTTCTGCATCATTGACATTTTGAAGACTTGGTGAACCAATCTTATCCATTACTTCATTTAAATCATTAAATGCTTTTGTGGATTTTTCTACTGTTTCTGTTATCTTATCTTGTTCTTCTTTGAGTTGCTTTTGTTTGCCTAAATAACCAGCAACTCCAACTGTTACTGTTGCCAATCCTACAATTACAGCCAACCAAGGATTTGCTATAGCCATAGTTTTCATAGCAATACCAAGTTTAACAATTGCTCCTATTACATTTGTTATTTGAAGCGTTAAACCTATTGCAGTTAATGATAATGCTGTGATAGCAATTTTTGCAGTTGTTGATAAATTCGCTAACTCATTTAAACCTTTAATAAATGTAGTTGTTGCTCCTAAAACACCAGACATAGCGGCTCCGAGACCATTTTCTCCTAATGTATAAGCCAAAATCTGACCTGCGGATTTTACCTTATTAATTTGACTTTCTAAACTGGCTAAGTGTTTTCTATTTTCCTCCAAGGCCGAGAATAAGGATTGTTGTGACGTTGTTGTTGCTTTTGTAACTATATCCCAATTATCCATAAGGGCCAAAAACCGTGTTAAATGATAACGACTCCCAATTGTAAGACCTATTTGTTGACGTTGCTCATTCGACAAAGTTTTGAATTTTACTGCTAAATCTCCCCAAATCTGATCTACTGTTCTAACTTCTCCTGAAATATCTCTTATTGCTATTCCTACGCTATTTAGGATTTTCTCTGAGTCATCAGAAAAAGTCCTAGAAATCGTGGACTTCAGGCTATTTCCGATGACATTTCCACTCTCTTTTGTGGCGGTTTGGATTGCTGTGGTGTATCCAATAACATTGTCGAGAGATGCGCCATATAACTGCGCTGATTCGCCAGCTTTCGCCAAACTTTGCGCCAAACCCTGACTTGTCACGGCGAAATTATTGTCAACCTCATTAATTTTATTTACGATTGATACACTGTCTTCTGCTACAATATTAAACTGTGCCATAGTAGCCGTTAAATATCCAGCCATTTGATTCGTCTTTAAACCCGTCACATTTGCCCCAAGAAGAGCAGTATTGGCCATTTCTATCGCTTGGGCAGCCTCAAACCCTTGTTTACCAAATTCTACCACTGCATCTTGAGTCTCAGTTATTGTTCTACCATAATCACTTGCTGATTTAGAGAGACTATCCATCAATGCACCAAAATCAGTATCAGAAGACATTACTTTGGACATCTCGACCAATCTTGTATCAATCTCAATAATTGCAGATGGAATTTGCTGTAAAATATTGAGAAATGAATACATTGTGCCCATTACGACACTCCATACCATAGCCTTGGTTGCCGCCGTACTCATGGCTTCTCCAAGACCCCAACTTCTAGTCATTCCATCTCGCAAAGCTTCATTAAATTGATACATTTGACCTGTTGCTCTATCGATATAAACCCCTAAATTTAAATGTTGACTTCCATTTCTTAATTGCTGTGTTACTCTTATGTATTGCTCTGTTTGTTGAATATTAGAAGCAATTAATCTATGACCTTCCAATAAAGAAGTATTATAATATTGTTGTGCATGAGTGGCATTCGTAATGGCAGGATTTAAACGAGTAAATTGTTCATATTGAGTAAAATTAAAACCATGAGAATCATTTTGTCCTTGTCTAACAGTCTCATAAAATCTTCTAATGCGATTTTCAAGATTTTGTAATTGTGTCAATTGCTCTGGTCTTATTGTTATACCAATTTCATTGTTTGCTTGAAATTGTCTAATTATATTTCTATATCTCTCTAATTGATGCTCTAATACTCTTGAACTCTCAGGAGTTAAATTATTACTAATATTGTTTCCCAAACCCAAAGCCGACTGCATTCTTGTATTAAGTAATCTAGCTTGTTGTTGAATTGATCTTTCTGTTTGATTAAACAGTCCTGCATATAATTGTTGTTGTCTTTGAGTAGTTCTTTCAGCATTTTCTATTTGTCGTTGAGCTAATCTTTCTTCTTCTATTCTCCTACTTTCAATAGCTCTATGCCAAACTTGCTCATAATTCTGACCATTAACAGAGTTCATTCTTATTTGTTGTTGAGAGATAGTTTCATTGCTACCTAAAATAGTTCTTTCTATTCTTGACTGTGCTTCAGTAGTAGTGGCAATTCTTCTATTTTCTTCTTCAACAATCAGTCTTCTTGCCATATCACTTGCATTTTGTTGTGCTTTTATTCTATCTAAATTTTCTTTTTCAATAGTTTTATTAATTGCACTAGTTTGTGCCAAATCTGACTTATTAGCATCTGTTTTAATTCTTGCTTCTGATTTCTCACGTAAGTTTGCCATTGAGTTAGTTAATTTATCTACTTCTTCTCTTTGTTTTTTATAGTTAGTAGTATCCTCTACTATCCGATGAGTTTCATTTCCCTCACTAAATGTTTTAGTTACCTTATGAAGTTTACCAAGAGCATCTTCCATTTCTTTGATTTCTTTAGTTTGAGTTAATTTACCGCCACTAAAAAAGTCTATTTTAGATTCTTTATTAAGTTTATTTACTGAATTTCCTAAATTATGCATAGAAGTATTAAGATTATTTGTCTGAGATATTGCAGGAGCAATTGCTTTACTTATTTGATCTAATCCTTTAATTGATTCAGTATCAAAAGCAATATGTAATTTCTTTGTGTTTACGTGTTCTTGTAATTTTTTAATTGCTTCATCAATATTATGTTGACTAGCAGTATAATTAACCTGTATGACTAATCCTAAATTATCAGCCAATTAATTTCACCTCACCTCTCTTTTTGGATAAATAAAACTTGATTAAATAGTATAAAAAATGTATAATATCAATACAATGTAATAATAAAAGTAAAGGAGTGTTGGATTATGAGTGAAACTTTTCTTATATTTGTGTATTTCTGTATATCCTTATCTATATTTTTATTTATAAGGTATTTCAAAATTCAAAAACGTAAAGGCATAGTTAAACTTATGCCATTTAAACATATTGAAGGAATAAGCAAATTAGCCAAGGGAATAGACATAAACATATCTTTTCATGAAAATAATGTTATTATTGATAATATTATTTATCGTATCTCAACTGTTGATAAATTAAAAATTACTTCATCTAAACAATTAGTGAATAAAGAAAATAGTGTTATCGGTAGAGCTATTATAGGTAGTGCATTTGGAGGTATTGGAGCAATTGTTGGAGGTATGAGTGGAATTAACGATGGTAGCAAAGAAACTAGGTTAATACACTATTTGACAATGACCTTTAAAGATGGAAGTAGTGCAATATTTTCATTTAAAAATGATAGTGATAGATTTAATTTAGATGGAGTTATTAATAGAATTAGAGAATATCAATAAAAAGGACACTTTAATTAGTGTCCTTTTATAATTTTATTATCTATACCTTTTACCATTATTAAACGCAACAACAATTGCTTCAAATAACATTTTTTGCATATCAATTTTTATGTCTTTAATAGCTTTTTCTAAAAACTTTGATTCTGGACGATTATGAAAATAATCCGGAGGATTTTGATCTTCCCAACCATCCCACGAAAATCCATCATTAATTAACCAACCTACATATGTTGGTTTTCCGTCAACAACGCTGTAGTGTGACATTTTATTTTGATCACAAAATACTTCAATCTCAATAGAAGTTGTATTGTATTTAACTGACGAACTTACTGAATTTAAAAGCTCATATTGTCTAGTATAATATTTAGGCGTATAAGTCATATATACATTATCCCAAATAGCTTCATATAATCTCTGTTCCCCTACACCTCTAATATAATCTACTTTCTTTTTAAACTCCACACTAGACATAAGATTATGTAAACTCATTTGTTTTACTTGCATATTATCGCTCTTCTACTTCTGTGTTGATAGATTGTTTTTCATTAGAACTTTCATCAATATTGTCATTTCCCATTAATTGATTCATTAGTGGTATATTATCAGTCATTGTCTTAATTAAAGTATTTACTCTTTCTACTTCTTCTTGGGGTAATGCACCAACTATATGATCAAATACTTCAATGTCAATAAGTGTTTCTGTACCTGATATTAATTCCATAAGATTGTCTGAAAGTGGAACATTTGTAAAATATTTAACGAGTAAAGCAGGGAAAATAAAAGCGGTATCTTTGATTAATTCCAAATCTGAAACCATATTAGGTAGTTCTTCTTTGAAAGAGAGATAATCAACTATTAATTTTTGGACATCAGTTTTTTTAAAATATTTATTTATTTCTATTGCATAGGTATCAGAAAAACGATCTGTAATAGTTAGTGTAAATCGCTCATTAAATTTTGTTGATACTTTGGATATGGTTTGTTGACTTAATTTTTTAACATTTGCCATTTTATTTTCCTTCTTTCAATTATTATTTTAATTTTGATAATACCTCAGTTAATTTATTTTTCACACCTTCACAATTGTTCTTCAAGTCATATGGATATAAGTCTATAAAAATAATATCATCTCTAGATTTATAATAATTATTTTTCAACACTATTTTATCTTGGTAGTTTTTAAACATAGATAATTCACCTTGATAATCTTTTAAATATAATCCATAATATTCAATGATTACTGGTTTATCTAACTCAATATCATTTAAACAATCAATGACAAAATCAGGACATATTTTATTTATACCATTGTATTTATACGTATATTTTCCTGAATGCTTAGAACCGATAGCACAAATGTCTTTAATGTTTAAGTCTCTTTTGATTGATTCATATACCATTATTTCTTGCTTACTGTCACATTTTACTCCATCATACGCTAGGCATAGCCCAAAATCTTCTGGATTCCAAACTTTACTATATTCAGGGAATGCTAAACATGCCCATTCATAAAATGATGTAAATTTTCTTAATCGATGTCCACTATTTTGTAAATATGCACAAAACTTAGGACATAATTCAGTCATAAAAGTAAAATTTAAGTATGTTGGTAAATCATTTTTTATATCAAGGATTAGATCATTCATTCTATAATTAACAAAATTTCTTAAAGCCTCTAATAGATTGCCAACAGATGTATTTGCATTTCTTGATAGTTCCCATTGAAATAATATTTTATTTTCTTTTATGATAGGATAACTCTCTACCAACAAATCATATGTATCAATCTTAAATGTATTAAAATAATACAATGGCCTTAATTTTGTTTTGTTGAAATATTTTAAAACCCATAATTGTAAATCTTGATATTTATTTATATTATCTAAAATACTCTCTTTACACTGATTTTCACAATAATGTTTAATAGCCCTTATTCTGTTTTCTTTGCTATCCCAAAAACCGTCTGTTTTATTTACAAAATCCAAGTCAACAATTGGCAGTTTAGTTATTGGATGTAAAATATTCTTTATTCCAAAAAACCATATGTGATGTTGTCGCTTTTCATCCAATTATCAATTATTTCAATAGCTGTAATATCGTCATATTTATACATATCTGTTTCTTTAAAACCGTACTCTGGGAAACATATT